TCGTGGCGCCCCCGGCACGAATCGAACGTGCGACCCTCCCCTTAGGAGAGAAAGGCTCCATCAAGTGTTCATGCTGCTTTCCGACGCGTAGCGTGACGTTTTACGTGACGCGAAAGGGCCTTGACAGCAGCATCCTGGTATGCAGCGAGCGCATTCGGCGTCAAGTGCGAGTAGCGCGACACCATGTCCATCGTGGCCCAGGCGCCAGCCTGCTGGATCGCATGCAACGGGGCGCCCGCCATCGCCATCCACGAGGCCCAGGTGTGGCGCAGATCGTGCCAGTGGAAGTCCGCGATCTTGGCGGCATTGAGCGCGGCATGGAAGCCGGTCTTCGGGTCGCTGATGCGTTTGCTACGAAACGGGAACACGATCGACTCGTGCTTGCCCTGCTGGGCCTTGAGCACGCGCATGGCCTCGACGCCAAGCGGCAGGGTGTGAGCCTTGCGGCCCTTCATCTCGCCGGCCGACAGGTGCAGTAGCCGGCGGCGCATGTCGATCTGCGCCCAGCGCAGGCCGAGCACGTTAGCCCGGCGCAGGCCGGTGGCGAGCGTGAATTCGACGGCGGGCAGTAGGTGCTCAGGCAGTGCCGGCCGCAGCCGCTGCCATTCCTCGGGCGAAAGAAACCGCACGCGCGGCGGGCCTTCGGGCTTCTTGGGGAGCTTGGGCGCGGCGTCGAGCTGGTGGCGCGCGACGGCCAGATTCAGGGCCGCCCGCAGCACGGCCAGCACGCGGTTGTACGCGCCCGGCGACATGCCCGCGAGTGCAGCAGTGACGCTGCCGTTATCGACCAGGTGCGCGGCGCGGTTCGCGTATTTCTCGCGGAGCACGCGTAGCGCGGAGCGGTCGGTGTCGGATCGGTCCCGCTCGCCCAGCCATTGCAGGTAGGCGTCGTCGAGCGTGAAGGTGGTGACTACTTGACCAGCGTCAGCGACGAGGCTGCGGGCGACGCGGATCGCTTCGTCTTCGTCTTGCGTTCCAGTGCTTCGTCGAGTGCGGCGGCCGGCGGCGAATACGTCCGCCCACCACGTCGGCGAGTCGGGGCGACGGTAGATATGGACGCCCTTCTGTACGCGGAGTCTGTCAGCCATGCCTCGACCTGGGCGCGATTGAAACGGTACTCGCGGCCGAACCTGACGCATGGCAGGTGGCCGGCGGCGGCGATTTCGCGCACGTAGTCTGCGCTGAGTTTGAGCCACTGCGCAACTTGGGCGGCGGTCAGCACGTCGTTCATCGCGCGGCCGTCTCGGCGATCGTCAGCAGGTCAGCCACGCGGACCCCACTGGTCGGCCATTGCCTGCGCGATGCCAGGGTAGGTGCGGCTGCGTTCCTTCCAGCGATCAGGCGAGGGCGCAAGTTTGTTCTGCCCGCTCGCCGTCTGGTTCGCGTAACGATCTTTGCGAATGACGTTGGTGGGCAAGAGTGGCGGCAAGCCCTTGAGCCAAAGGCAAGTGGCCTTGCTAGCATCCTCGCCGAACATCCACGGCTGAATGATCTGTTCGGGGCGCCGGAGGCGGGAGCTGATGCAGCCGATCGGGTTTTCGATGGCGATGCGCGGGACAGGCGCGTCCATGAGCCGGCGCACAAACTCCAGCGCGCCTTCGGTCAGCGTGGCACGCTCGGGGCGACGCTTGTTCCAATGCAACCCCGACGACGCCAGATAGGTGCAAGGCGGGTGCGCGATCATCAAATCCCATCCATCTCCGATCACGTCGAAAACGTCGCCCTGATAGTGCGGACCCGCGCTCGACTCACTCGGCAACAGGTCGCACGACATGGCATCATGACCGGCGCGCAGGAAGGCGTCGCGCACAGTGCCGCTGTATTCGCAGGCCACCAGTACGCGCATCTCAGCCACGCGGCCCCGCCGGCACGAACTTCTTCACGAAGTCTTTCCAATACAGGATGGCCGGCATCGTGTTCTTGAATCTGTACATGACCCATCCCTCGCTGATCGCCATGACTCGCGCAATACGCGGGCTGCCGGGGGTCTGCCAGCGCGACCTGACAGTGAGCCGATCGTCAATCGTTTTCATCTCAGCCACGCAAACCCTCCGGCATCTCTGCCCATGCGACGACCTCGATCTCGCTGCCCTCGCTGTCGCGCCACGCATCGCCGTCTCGGTAGCCGATCCAGACAGGCTCGGCCGTGCCGCTCGTGCAGACGAGGACGCTCGTCTCGTCATCCGGCAGCCGCTCGGCGACCGGCACCCATTCGATTTGCTCGATCATCGCCTCTCCCGCACTAGTTCGATGCACACAACGTCGGACGCTGGCACCAGAATGTCGCCGCCGTTAAACGGCGATCCGTTGCTGTCCGGTCGCCCGCGCAGCGTGACCCAGCCGCCGCCGATATGGATCAGCGTGTAGTGCGACCAGTCGCAGTCGTCGTCGCGCCAAGTGACGATCACGTCTTTGCCGACAAACGGGTGCTTCATGATTCTTCCTATGGCCTGGTAAGTTCACGGATCGTTGCAGCCTGCCGCGCCAGCATCTGCGAGCACTCCGCAAGCTGTCGGCGCAGTTCGTCGCGCTCTATGCGTAAGCGCTCGATCTCGTCGGCGGCTTCCTGCACGTAGTTGGTGCCGTGCTGTGTGTACAGCCGGCGCAATCGTTCGATAAGGTCACTCATCGCTGCTCCTCCGCCAGTTCGTCCGCGAGAGTGGGGTTGCAAAATTCGCAACCATCGCCGACCAAGCGAGTGCGCATATCACACTGGCACAGCAGACCGCGCAGGCGCTCGATCTCCGCAAGCGCCTGCTGTGCACGCTCGTAAAACTGCTTGCGCGACAATTCATTCTCCATCGCCATTTCGTATGGCATCGCCAGAACGGCTGTCAGCATCAGGTCACTCATCGCTGCCTCCGCGTGCGCGGATAGCGGCCTGCTCATCTGGAAAGCGGTCCTCTGCCACGATCATGTGCGGGTCGATAGACTCGGCCTGCGGGGCGGCTGGCGCAGGGCGCGAGTCGATGATCGACAGCATCCGGCGTAGCACCGATGCGTCAATGCGCGCCTTGCCGTCGTGCGTTGACATGCCGGAGGGATGCTCTGTGTCCTGGATAGCCTGTTCGACCAAGCGGCGGTGCGAGTCGAGCATCGCGTGATGCGGTGCGGCTGGAGCTGGGTGGGTGTAGAGCAACGTACCTTCAGCAAGCTCGCTTTCTGGCTCGATCCACTGGACACGGCCCCATCGCTCGTCACGATGCACCATCTCTGCATCGGTATAAATACGTGCGACCGGCTCTGCATCGGCACAGGCGCGCACCCACGCACAGAACGCTGGTACGTCGAAGTCCTCGAATCTCGGCGCTTTCGCCATCGGTTCGAGCGCATCGGCCAGCGCGTGGAGTTCGTCGGGCTTCATGCGAAGTGCCTCCCATGCAGACGTTCGAGCGTTTCGACTTGCCGCTCGGTCAACGACGTGACCTTGCCGGCGTCGAGCTTCTCCACGAGCGAGCGCACGAACTGCTGCTCCCACTCGGACAGGTCGCGTGTGTCGAGCAGCCCGGATAGGCGGCGGATCATTGTGGTGGTGCTAGTCATTTGCGGCATCGTCATTTCTCCTGCGGCGCTACCTGCGCCGGTTTCTCGACTCGCTGCGCCGGGTCGTCGGACGCCGATCCGCATGCCACCAGGCCGGCGACGAGCAGCACGATCAGCAGCGCGGCGGCGCGCATCATCGTTTCGTGCAGCTCGGGGCTTTCGACGTAGTGTGTGCCGCTGGACAGCGCATCGGCCAGCGCGCGGAGTTGGTCACTGTTCATCATTAGCCACCAGTTTCGGTACGTTCGGGAAGATGCCCATGATCCGCTCGACCTCGCAAGCAAAGTTCTGAAAGACGGCCATCGGGTCAAGTTGATTCAAATCCCATCCGTACAGATCGTTCTCGCACAGCACAGCGTTTTCGCCCTTGCAAGCTTCCTCGTACTGCGCTGGCTTGATGTGGTGCGCCGCAAGAAATACAGCCCTGATGTAGCAATCACGCAGATCGCGGAACGTGACGCCGCGAACCTCAGTGCGACCACGCTCACCCGTATCGGTATGCGGCTGACCGTTGTACGGTCGGTCGCGGCGCATATTGTGGTCGTTGAAGCCGAGATCGTCCTCAATCTGGCCCCACAGTTGTTGGAAAACGTTCATCGTCATTTCTCCTACGGCGCGACTGGCGCAGGGTGGGTGTAGAGTGGCCGCCACGTTCCAATGGGCGGACATCTCTCGCCGATACTGATTCGGGTGCGTGCAGTGCATTCCTCCTCAACTCGATTCTCCGGGCGAAGCCACGCCACCGGCTTCGCCTCGGCGCAGGCGCGCATGTATGCGGCGGCACGCATCATCGTTTCGTGCAACTCGGGGCTTTCGACGTAGTGCGTGCCGCTGGACAGCGCGTCGGCCAGCGCGCGGAGTTCGCGCTCTTTCATCGTGCGGCCTCCGTCGGGAATCCATTCCATTCGCGCCCGTCGAGCTGGCGGCCGGCCGCCTTCTTGCCGACGCGCCCCACGCATTGCATGTCGTCGATGTCGCCGTCCTTGCTGTCCCAGAAGTTGGGGCGGCCGACGTCAATCCATCTGTCGTCGAGCCACTCGCGAGTAACGAATCGCGTGCGCTCGTGGGGATCGTCAATCCGTGCATCGGTGAAGTGGTGCCACGGCAGCCACTCGCCCCATTGCTTGAACAGGAACGGCACGCCGGCAGCCGAGCACTCATCGCGCAGGCTGCGCGCCCAGTCGGGATGCATCGGCCGGGCATGACGGCCGCTCTCGCCGCCGCAGATCACCCAGTCGATCGCGGTAGCGCCGATCCGCGTCCATGCCGGCATGTCTGGGGTGACGCAGCCGTTGGCGAAAGCTGCGCTTGGTGAGCGTTGCAGGAATGACCCGAGACGGATGTCACCTAGCATCGGCTCGATCGATATGAACCGCGCCGCGGCCGGCGTGTCGAGCAGCTTCGGGATGTCGCGGTCGGCCTCCTCCTGGTTGACGACCGTGGCGCCGATCCAGACGTTCGCCCACGGCGAGCGATCCCATGTGGACGCGCCGACGAAATCATCCTCGACGGCCGCCGCCGCCTCGTTGAGCATCTTCAGCGCGTTGCCGATGCGCTTCGTCAGCAGGAGCCAGTCGAGGTTCGGTGTCGCTGCAATGACGCGGAACAGATCCCAGCGCCAGTGGTCCGGCACCTCGTTGTCGAACACGTCGGCCAGCGATGCGCAGAACACGCGTCGGCGACGGCCGTGCTCTGCGAGGAACGCGTCATGTGCGGCGTTCCATCGGACCGGCTGCCGCCAGTTCGACTCGCTCGTGCGCCGGCGCGCCTTGCCCGTGCCCCAGTGCATTGCGTGGCCGCTCTCTGCGAAGCGTCGATCCCATGCCTCCGCGTAGCAGTGGTCGCAGCCGGGCGATACCTTCGTACAGCCGATCCACGGATTGAACGTTGAGTCGGTCCACTCGATCTTCGATTCGCCGCTCATCGCGCCGCCTCCTGCGCCTGTTCCCAGGCCCTGTTCACCTCGGCCATCCGCGCGTCGGTCCCGCCACGGTCCGGGTGCGCCGCGCTCGCCGCCCGACGATACGCCGCGCGGGCCTCGTCGAGCGTGCAGGTCCGCAGCACGCCGAGCACGTCCCACCACTCGCGCGCCGCGCCGGGCGCCGGCAGGGCGGTGAATCCGGTGAACGCCCGCTCGAGGATCGCCGCGCCGCCGTGTCGCTCGATCGCGCGCATCGCGTCCAGCGTCGCGGCGATCGCGGCCAGGTTGTCGGCCACTCGGTCGTACTGATCTATCGCTATAACGCGACTCTGGCCGATGACCTCCTGCCAGTAGACTGCGGCGCCGGGGTCGTCAGGCTCGCGCTCGCCTGAGCGCGGCAGGCCGTCCAGTCGCGTGCGCACGTTGGTCGAGATCACGACGTCCTGGCGCTCGACGCCCATGCGCTGTAGCTCGGCGAGCACGCGATCAACCGCCTCGGTCAGCGTGACGGGGCGCGACAACTCCCATCCGCCGTCCCACTTCTGCTTGCGCGCGCGCCCGAATCGCGCCGCGCGCCGGTAGTGTGCGTCGATGCGCTTCCAGCCGGTCGGCCATTGCAGTGGATGCGCCGAAACCGTCATGCCGACCTCCGGTGAATGAGCCGCCCGCCAGCGAGCGACGGAATGTGCGAGTGATCGCTGCCCGGCCGGCGCACGACCATCGGCGGCACGTACGGCTGCATCGGCGGCAGCGCCGACAGGCTCGGCAGAGCAGCCCGGCCGGCAGAAGTGAGCCGCCAGCGCGACCATTTCAGCGCGACCAGGCCATCGCTGACGAGCGCGGCTACCGTCGCGTCGATGATCCGCGGCGCGTGGCGACCGAGCCTGCGGTGCAGCGCGGACGCGCCGGCCGGCTCGACGTGCAGCGTGCGCAGGATCGCGGCGCGCAGGGTGTGGGTGTCGGTCATCGCCTGACCTCGCACCGCGCCGCCACGACCCGCCGATCCCGCACGTACTGCACGCGCATGGCTTCGCAGGCGGCGTAGCTCGGCGCTTCGATGCGGTCGATGACGTAGCCGGTGCTGGTTTGCAGGATGAGGATGAGCAGGTAGGTCATGCCGACCTCGCAATCGAGTACAGGACGCCGAGCGAATCGGCGTCGATGCCGCGCTGCTGCTGCTTGCGCTCGTGCGCGGCCCGCACGTTACGCGCGTTCAGCGCCGCAATCCTGCCGAGCCTGCCGATGCAGCCGCAGGACACGACGTTGCCTGCGCGCAGGTCTTGCCATCGCTGCGTCGTCTCGCGGCCGCAGGCGCACAGGCACACGTATCGCCGGCCACCGTTGGCGGCGCGTGACGACTCGCGCAGGACGACGAGGTAGCCGTGGCGGTCGCCGGGGGTCATGCGGCCTCCGCGAGTTGCATAAACAGGTCATCAAGTTCCTTGAGAAACTGCCGCGCAGCTTCCTCGACCGCGTCGATTTCCTCGCGCTTCGGCTCCCATTCGCGGATGAACAGCCGCTTGATGCCTGGAATGCGCGGATCGTAGGAAACGAACACAGCGCGCGTCCTGCGGGTGCAGGCAAGCTGCGCCAGAATCTGCGGCTTGTGCTGATCGGGAACCTCCCCGGCCAGAATCCATGCGACGTGCGTCGTCGTCGCCGGGCACTTCGCCTCGAACACTGCGTCGTCGTCGATGAGCGAATCCGGCGAGGCGCCGAACATATCGATTCCGGGGTGCTCGATGAACCCGCACGGCGTCAGCAGGTTCCCGGTCACGGTTTCGTACTCGGATTTGGCGTTCGGTTCTTGCTCGATGCCCCAGCGCATGGCCTCATTGACGAAGTGAGGAACGGCGTCGCCGGTCAACCGCTCGGCCAGCAGTTCGCGCATGAGGTTCGTGCGATCTGCTGCGGGCTTCCCGGTTTTCAAAAACGCCATCGCATCAGCCATGCGAGACGCGGTGAGTTTGCCGACGCGCTGATTCAGCCACGCGCCCGATCCCTGCGGCGCATTCATGCCGGAACCTGCATCGCGGCAGCTTTCAGCGACTCATGCTCAGGCGCGAGCGCCTTGCGCTGCTCGGCGGTGAGCATCGAGAAAAAAGCCTTGTACGAAGCAATGCCCTGCATCGCGTGTTCGCGGGCCTTCTCCAGCAGATCAGGCGGAACCGCAGCCACCTCATGCGTCGTCGCCTCGGTGTCGTCGTCGCCCTCGGTTGGGATGGCGAACGCCTGAATAGCGGCGTACTTGTATGCCGCACTCATGGCTTTGTTCGTGGCCTTATCGCCGGAATCCATCGCCTCGCCGCAGGTGGAGACGACGTGCTTGCTGCCGTCCTCCGCGCACACGAAGTCGAATTCCATTGCGACGGTGACGTAGAACAGCGCCGTGCCTTTCGCGTTCACGCGCTCGACACACTCACGCGAGAGCACGCGCGGCAGGATGCACAGGCCGTGCCTGGCCAGCAGCGGTGACAGTTCGTTGAACACATCATCAATCCCGCGAAACTGATAGCCCTGCTGCGTGTTGCGCCGGCTCTTGCTGATGCCGACTGCGGCCAGCTCGCGCTGCACCGCATTGATAGCCTTGTAGACGCTCATGCCTGCTCCTTGCTCAGTAACTCGATCACGTCGGCCAGCAGCGCCGGCTCGTCGCACTTGATCTGCCGCAGTACGCTGCGGTCGCCGTGGATTCCGCGCGGCCCTCTGTGATGCTCGGGACACGCAGGGATCGCCAGCCAGTCGCTTGCACGCTGCGCCATGCCGGCGGCGAATCGCGGGTGATGGATCTCGGCCGGCGTATCGCTCATGCCGAGCCGCCGGCAGATCACGCAGCCGAGCGAGGCAACCCGCGACAGGTGGCGTTTAGCTGCGAGGCTCACGGTTCACCCGGAACAGGTGCGCGATCCGCGTCAGCAGCGGCTCGGCACGCCAGTTCGCAAGCGCGGCCTGCCGCTGCATCGGCGTCGGGTCGGTGCGCTTGGCGCGGGTCACGTCGCACTGCTCGGCGCACTCGCGGGCGCTGCGCAGGATGCGGGCCTCGCGGGTCGTCAGGGTCGTGCTCATGTCGTGCTCTCCGTGTAAGTGCGCAGAAAGCGCATCTCGTTTTTCGCCGCCATCACGAGCAGCCGATCGGCGTCGAGATAGCAATCCGCGACGATGACTTGGCCGACGTACATGCCGCGCGCAAACTCGTTGTCGCCATACCCGTTCAGTCGGCTTGTATTGGCGTCACGTCGGGCCATGCTGAGTGCGTTGCGCACTACGTCGTTTCCTGCGCTCATGTCAGTCGAGCCTCGCAATGAGCGCCGCGAGCTGCGGAAAAACCGTCTGCGGGTTGCCTTGCACCCAGTCGATCAGCGCAATGCAGCCGCCGACGAACATGGACAGCAGCAGGCCGTAGCCGAGCGCCAGCGCGAGCAGATCGACGGCGCGAAGCTGGTGCGCGGCCAGGTCGGCTTGCCGAGCGGCGCGCAGAAGCGGGGATTCGGGGCGCAGGTGGGCGGGTCGCATGTCAGGCTCCGAACTGTTCGTAGATCAGCGCGTCAAAGGCGTCCCATGCGGCGTCCCATGCGGCGTCCCATGCGGCGTCCCTTGCGGCGTCCCTTGCGGCGTCCCCTGCGGCGACCCGGATCGACTCGTCTCCGGTCATCAGGTAGTCGAGTACTACGTCCGGCGGATCGGCGTACAGGTGGATGACCGACAGCGCCTGCATCCGCGCGTAGTAGCGCAGCGTCTCCGTGATGTCAGCGCGCTGGATGATGCGGCGGCGGCGGCAGACGAACTTGTCGTCCTGCTCGGTCACGATGTCGTCGCACTCGACCCGGCACAGCACCGGGCCGGGTGCGTATTGCAGCGCGTGGGCTGGCCGGCGACTGGCGTGCAGGCCGGTAGCGCAGATTTCAACCGGGCCGGTGTGCACCAGCCACTCGCCGTCGGCCGGGATCGGCCTGCCGTCGCGCAGGGCGTCGCCAACGAAATGCCAAGCTGCGATCACGTCAGTAGTCCTCGTCCATCGCCACGGTCTGCGCCGCGATCCCGTACGTCGCCGGATCGCGCTCCACGGCGCGCTCGACTTCGGCGCGGATCGTCTCGGCAGCGACCGCAATCGCCTCGGGATCGTCTTTACGCGCGGCCATGTGCATCAAATCGAACACGGCGCGCTCGAAGCTCATGGACTCGCCGTGCAACCGGATGCGCAGCTCGTGCAGCGGGATTTCCGCCTCGTTGACGATCCGCGCGCAGTACGCCGGGTCGCTGGCCACGCGGCCGACGATGCGCACGACTTCGCGGCCGATGCGATCCTCGAGCGCGGCGTCGGCGGCTTCGCGGTCGTCCTGTTGGCGCTTCGTCGCGTCCCAGAAGCGATCCACGCTGGCCTGCAGCGCGGGGTAGGAGCGGGCGAAGATGGTGCTCATGCCGCTTCCTCCTTCGCTGCGTCGGCAACGTCGGCCGCCGCGATCAGTTCCGCGGCGACCAAGCGGGCGCAGGCCGCGTCGAATTCAAGTGAGACGTGGACAGCCCCACGGCGAGCGGAGATTCCCACGGTCCCGCCATCTGCGCGGACCACGGTCCATTCGTCATGACCGAGACTGAAATCCATCACTTCGTAGGGGTACGCCTTGCTGCCGGTGGGCCGAAAGTCGTTGCTCATGCTTCGCTCCTTGCGATGGCCGCGCGCAGTTCGTCGGCGCGCTCGTTCAGGCTCTGCGCGTACCCTGTGCCGAGGTAGTTCCCCCCGATCAACACGGCGGCGCGCTCCATGTCAGATGCCGCACGCTTGGCAGCCGCCCGAAGCTGGCCGAGCTTGCCGCGAAGGTCGTCCACTTCGCGCTGTAGCAAGGTGGCTCGGTGGCCGTCGGTTGAGGCGGCGGGGGCGGAGGTGGTCATGCTTGCTCCTTTTCGCGTTCAGCGAGCATCTCGTCGGCGAAGGCGTAGGCCTGCTCGGAGATGTCCGCCTCTGTTGCGCGTTTGCCGTCTTTGAGGCCCAGGGTTCCGTATGAGAAAAGCGGGATGAGCGCCAACATCGCCAGTCCCGCGAAATGGTCGCGGATTGAAAGGCCCGGCGACGCGAGGGCCGGGTGCGCCGACTGGTTCTCCAGCACCCTTGCGCGGCTGGCGAACATCTGTGCGATGGCTTCGTCTGGTGTCATGCCGGCTCACCTGTCAGAAGTCTTATCGCCGCCATGATCTTTCGGCAGGCGTATTGCATCGGTACCGCCATCGCCTCTTCGTCTTCGTCCTCGAAATGATCGATATCGCTATCTGCGGTCGCTTCGAGTGCGTCGAATGCTTGCTGAAGCAAGCGGATTGCTTCGTTGTTCTCCGTGCTCATTCCTGCTCCCCATCCTTATTCGCCGCGAAGAAGTACGCAGCGTTAAACTCGTCATCGCTCATGTCGGTGCAGTCCAGATCGCCGGGGCGCTTGTCCGCCGGATGAATCCACGCGCCCAGTCCGTCACGTAGGACGAAGCGGAAGCCTTGCTCCTGCAGATTCATGACCGCTCCATCGCGGCACCGATACCGGCGGTCAGGAGCGTGGCGATTTGGTCGATCACCTTCCGATCGCCGGCGCGAACTGCCGCTTCGATCTGCGCTTCGGTCACGCCGTGTTTGGCGCACAGGAACTCGATCGCGGCGTTGACGATCGTTCGGGCGGTGGCGGTGTTCATCTGGGCCTCCGTGCGTGAGCAGTGGAGGCATTGAACCAGAGTTATGTTCCGATGTCAACCGGAGTTCACATCGAATCGGAAAAAAACCGCCGCGCCGACGCACGGCCGCGCCCGCTGAAAGACGGTTGCGTCTTGCGCTGTACTGTGGTTCAATGTGCATCATGCTCAAGACACGCGCCATCGAATTGCTGGGCGGAACCGTCTCTGAAGCGGCCAAACAGATCGGGGTCACATACCAGGCCGTGGTCAAGTGGCCGGACGTTCTGCCGCCACGGATTGCCGACCGGGTGCTCGCCGCGCTGGCGCGAAAGCACCTCCCGGAAAAGCTGCTTAAGGCAGCCGGCGAGGAACCACCCGAGCCCGCGAAAGCGGCCGCGCAGTTTCGGAGGGCGAAGTGATGCCTACCGGACGCAAGCCGCTGTCGCCCGAGGCCATGTTGGCGTACTTGCAGCGGCGCTGCTACACCGAGGGCGATTGCCGGCTATGGGCCGGGTTCGCTGATGAGCGGCACGGCGGCCGAGTCACCTGGCGCGGCCAACGTTACATACCCAGGCGCCTGCTGCTCGAACTTCTAGGGCGGCGCGTCGGCAAGCGAGCGGTCTATGCGACCTGCGGCCGGAACAACTGTCTGAACCCGGAGCACTTGCGGGTCGGTTCGCATGGCGATGCACTGCGCAACGCAGCCCGGCTCGGCGCATACCCGGTGGGCGCAGAGCGCGCCGTCATCTCCGCAGTATCCAGAGCCAAACGTGCTCGCCTGGGCGTCAAAGAGGCCAGCAACGTCATAGCCGCTCGCGCCCGCGGCGAGACGCTGGCGGCCATCGGCCGGCGCTACGGCGTGAGCGCGAGCGCAGTAGGACACGCGATCAAGAGCTGGAGCCGAGCGGGCCTGTACTGGCCGAATTGCGCGCCTGAGCAGGCGCCGAGGCGGGCCGCATGAGCGCCGTCGCCGAGCTGCAGCCGCTGGATCGCTGGCTCGCCCGCGTCCGGCAGATCGGCGCGCACCGGCCGCACCGGGCCGACTACGCAGCGTACGAGCGGCTCAAAGGCGAGCTGGTGCGCGAGTTCCCGTGCCTGACGGGCGCGGAGTACGAGCGCTCGGTGGCGGTGATCGCAAAGGCGACGGGGGTCTAGATGCGCTCGGCGATCAAGCGGGCCGTCATGTGGTTGTACTGCCGTGGGTTGACGCCCGCCGGAATGGTTCGGTGGTTGTTCGACAAGTTGAATCTCAGGGCTGCGTGATGCGTGAGATGTGGACTGATGACCTTGGCGTCACGCGACCTGTGCCGCAAATCAAAGGCCGCCTGAAGTGCGGCAAGATTCCTGGGCACGCTGCACTGCGCGAATACGTCATTCGCCGCGACGGTAGCAAATGCGTCGAATGCGGGAGCACCACTCGGCTCGTTGCCGATCACATTTTGTCACGCCGCAACGGCGGCAGCCATCACCCTAGCAATTTGCGGTGTCTGTGCGAGTCGTGCAACGCCCGCAAGGCATCGCTGGTTGACGCCAAGTACGGAAGGTCCGAGTAATGGCGCGCGCCCGCAACATCAAGCCGTCGTTTTTCACGAACGACGAGCTAGCCGAAGTCCATCCGCTAGGGCGCTTGCTGTTCATTGCACTCTGGACGATGGCAGACAGGGAAGGGCGACTTGAGGACAGGCCGCGCCGCATCAAGGCCGAGGCACTTCCCTATGACGATGCCGACGCTGATGCTCTGCTCAACGACCTGCAACGGCACGGTTTCATCCTGCGCTACGAGATCAATGGCGCCCGGTATATCCAAGTTCTAGCCTTCACCAAGCACCAGAACCCGCACATCAAAGAAGCGGAAAGCACCATCCCGGCTCCGGGTAGCACGGTGCAAGCACCGGACGAGCACGGTGCAAGCACGGTGCAAGACACAGCCCAAACCGGAACGAGCCCGGCTGATTCCCTCTTACTGATTCCTGATTCCATAAAAAACACTTCGTCGGGCAAGCCCGACCAGCAGCCGGGTTTCCTGCGCTTCTGGCAGGCATGGCCGAAGTCCGATCGCAAGGTGGCGAAGGCTGCTTGTGCGAAGCGATGGCGAAGTCGAGGGCTAGAGGTGCAGGCCGATGCGATCGTGGCGCACGTCGAAGCGATGCGCCGGTCGAAGCAGTGGCGCGACGGGTACGAGCCAGCGCCGCTGACGTATCTCAACCAAGAGCGATGGGGCGACGACGACGGGCCGCGCAAGGGGTCAAACGAATGGTGGCTCGATCACGGCTACGGGGATGAAGCGATGGCACGCAAAGCCGGGCTGACACCGGCACGTGAGGCAGCATGAACGCGAAAGAAAGGTTTATGGCGAAGGTAATGCCGATCCCCGAATCCGGCTGCTGGATTTGGGATGGGTACACCGACGCAAAAATGGGCTACGGGATGTTCTGGCTCGACGGAACGATGCGACAGTCGCATCGCGTTTCTTACGCGCTGTTCAAGTCGGAAATCCCGGATGGCATGCACGTTTGCCATTCGTGCGACGTGCCGTCCTGCGTAAACCCGTCGCACCTGTGGCTTGGTACGAACGCAGAGAACGTGGCCGACAAGGTTCGTAAAGGTCGGGTTCGGAATCTGAGGGGCACGGATCATCCGATGGCGAAGTTGTCCGAAGGGCAGGTACTGGACATTCGCCGGTCTGGACTATCAGGCCGTGCGATAGCGAAGGCACTCGGCATCGACCGATCAACGGTGCAGTACATCCGCAATGGCAAATTGTGGGGGCACCTGTGAACGCGCGCGAGCTTTCGACTGAACTGGCAAGACGCGCTCCGGAGGTTGCCGCGTACCTGTTCCCGCAGGGCCGGAAGAACGGCAGGGAATGGAAGGTGGGCAGCATCGAAGGCGAAAAGGGCGGCTCGCTGTCGATTTGTCTGAGCGGAAACAAAGCCGGGGTGTGGAAGGACTTTGCGACCGGCGAGTCGGGGGACCTTTTGGACGCCTGGTGCGCCGTCCGTCGTTGCGGGATTGCCGACGCGATGCGCGAGGCCAAGCAGTGGGCCGGCGTCCGCGACGACGTGAAGTTCGTGTCCGCGCCGAAGCTCTATCGACGGCCGGAGCATCCGAAGGCAAAGCGGGCACAGGGCGATGCGCTGGCGTGGCTGGTCGGACGAGGGATCACCGAGCAGGCGGTCGCCGAGTTCAAGGTCGCCGCCGAGGGGGACGTGCTGCTGCTTCCGTACCTGCGCGACGGCGAGCTGGTCAACGTCAAGCGGCGCTCGATCACGGATAAGCGCCGCATGTGGCAGGAGAAGGACGCCGAGCCGTGTCTTTTCGGGTGGCACCTGATCGACGCGAAGTGCAGGGCGGTGGCGATCACTGAGGGCGAGATCGACGCCATGACGCTGCACCAGGCCGGGATCCCTGCGTTGTCGGTGAATCAGGGTGCCGGAAATCACCAGTGGATCGACTCGGATTGGGAGCGGCTACAGCGGTTCTCGGACATCTGGGTGTGCTTCGATGCCGACGACGCCGGCCGCAAAGGAGCGCGAGAGATTGCGTCGAGGTTAGGCGTCGAGCGGTGCCGGCTGGTCGAGTTTCCCGGCCACAAGGACGCGAACGAGGCGCTGCAGGCCGGCTTTACGCCGGAACTGTTCCGCGCGGCGATCGAGGATGGCGAGTACATCGAACCGGACGAACTGGTGTCGGCGGATCGGTACACCGACGACGTTATCGCCGAGTTCTACCCGCCGTCTGGCGCGACGCCTGCGCCGGCTTTGCGGATCGGCGTGGATCATGGGTGGTTCCAGTTCCGTGACTCGGAAATCACGGTCTGGACGGGGCACAACGGGCACGGAAAGACGACGCTGCTCGGCCTGGTCCAGCTCGGATTGATCGAGCAGGGCGAGAAGTTCTGCATCTTCTCGGGAGAGACGCCGGCCAGGAAGCTGCTGTCGCGGTTGGCTCGTCAGGCGTGCGGAACGTCCGATCCGCCGATTCCGTACCTGCGGCATGTGATGGGGTGGATCGGAAAATCGCTGTGGCTGTTCGATGTTGTCGGGCAGGCGCAGTCGGAACGGATGATCGAGGTTTTCTCCTACGCTGTGCGCCGGCACGGCGTCACTCACGTCGTAATCGACTCCCTGATGATGGTCGAGGACGTGCCGGAGGACGGGAAAGGATCGCTTGAAGCGCAGCGGCTGTTCATGAACAAGCTGGCCGCGTTTGCCAAGCGGTTCAAGGTGCATGTCCATCTGGTCGCGCACCCGCGCAAGGCCGACAACGAGCGCCAGGCACCGGGGAAGCAGGACGTATCGGGTTCGGGGAAGATCACTGCGCTGGCCGACAACCATTTTTCCGTCTGGTCGCAGCCGGTCGCAGAGGGTGACACCGGGCCGGATTCCAAGATCGAACTGAACAAGCAGCGCAACGGTGACGTACAGCACCGCGAACTGTGGCTGTGGTTCGACGCCGCCAGCAAGCAGCACTGTCCGACGAGCCAGAAGCGGGTGCGCCGGTTCGGAGACTGGGATCAGAGGTCGGCATGACCTGCGCGACCTGCCTCCACGCCCGCCAGATCGGTCCCGTGCTCTGCTGCGTGCATCCGTCCGAGCCGCAGCGCGACATCGGCCCGCGTGCGGCGTCGGTCGTCTGGCGCAACAGGTGCGCCGGCAAGGGGTGGGCGAAGTGAGGCGAGCGGCGAAGGTGGACGCGAACCAGGCACAGATCGTCGATGCCTTGCGCAGTTGCGGCGCGAGCGTTCAGCCGCTGCACATGGTCGGCTCGGGTGTACCGGATTTGCTCGTGGGCTACCGAGGCCGCACCGCGCTGATCGAGATTAAGGACGGGTCTTTGCCGCCGAGCGCGCGCCGGCTTACAGACGATCAAATGGCATGGCATAGCCAGTGGCGCGGCGGCACGCTTGCGGTCGTCATCGACGTGGAGTCGGCCGTGCGAGTGCTCAACACGATTGGCGCCGACAGCGTTTCACATGGAACCGCGACATGATCGCCGACTGGATCGACCACGAACTGCGCAACTGGGCCCGCTGGTGCTGGTCCGGCGCATGGCCGCACCCGCTGCCGCCGAGTCACTGCGCGTCGATCGAGCACAGGTACATGGCTCCGAGCGATCTTGGCGCAGAGGTGGACGCAGAGGAAGTGGCTCGCCGAATCCCGATCGTGCGCGAGCGCGCCGAGATCGTCCACCGGGTCTACCGCGAGCAGTTGACCGACCGCGAGCGCCGGGTACTGGTCGTGCGCTACGTCCACCGCACGCCGGCCGATCGGGTCGCGCACAAGACGCGGCTGCCGGAAAACGTGGTGGCGGAGGCAACGATGGCCGCGGCTCGTTTGGTGGGTGAGGCGTTCAGGGAGAGCCGGATTGCGCTACGCGCGTGAGGTGATCGACCTGCTCGGCGCCTATCCCGGCCGGGACTTCAAGCCGGGTCACATCGTCCGGTACGTTGCCGCACAACGCTGCGAACTGGTGCGGCCTCGCCTGCGGGTCGGCGTGCATCGCGTGCTCGTGGCGCTAGTCGAGTCAGGACAGGTCGAGCGCGATCCGCCTGGACGCTACGGCAGCTATGCCGTCTATCGCTGGAAAACCGTAACATGAACTCGTGGCGAACCGTAACGGAAACCGCCACAATCTGGCCGGGTCAGTGTCTCTACTGATCCAGTCTCCTCCTGTCGGTAGTTCTTCGGCTCGCTTCGGCGGGCCGTTTCTTTTGGCGTGACCGCGCCGCAATCATGCTTGGTAGACCAACCATATTTAGCCAGGAACTAGCCGACGAGATTTGCGAACGGCTCGCGGATGGGGAGAGTTTGAAGGCGATTTGTGCCGCGCCAGAGATGCCGAATCGTTCGACTGTGTTCCGTTGGTTGGCGTCAAACAAGGGTTTTTGCGACACATACGCGAGGGCGAGGGAAGCGCAGGCCGACGTGCTTGCCGATGAAATCCTCGTCATTGCGGACGATGGCAGCAACGACACATACGAGACGGACGACGGGCCTCGGGTCAATCAGGACGTGATTGCCCGCTCCCGACTTCGGGTGGATGCGCGCAAGTGGATTGCCGCCAAGTTGAAGCCGAAGGTGTACGCGGAGCGCAATACGACGGCAGTAGAGGGGCCGAACGGCGGGCCGGTGCAACTGTCCATGACGGTCGAATTCGTCAGTGCTAAAGGCGCAGTTTCCTGAGAAGCTCGCCATCCTGTTTCAGCCGTCGCGGTACAAGGTCGCTCATGGCGGCCGAGGCTCCGCGAAATCCTGGGGCTTCGCTCGGGCGCTGCTGATACAGGCGGCGCAGCGGCCTTTGCGGGTGCTGTGTACGCGGGAGATTCAGAACAGCATTGCCGACTCGGTACACAAGCTGCTGGCCGACCAGATAGCCGGCATGGGTCTTGAGTCGATATTCACTGTGCAGCAAACGGCCATCTACGGGCCGAACGGGTCGGAGTTCATCTTCGCCGGCCTGCGCACTCAGGACATCAACAAGATCAAGTCCTTCGAGGGCGTTGACGTTGTATGGGTCGAGGAAGGCCAGGCGGTCAGCAAGAAGTCCTGGGACGTGTTGCTGCCGACGATCCGAAAGCCCGGCTCCGAGATATGGGTGTCGTTCAACCCTGACCTTGAATCCGACGAGACGTACCAGCGATTTGTAGCGCAGCCGCCGGCCGGTGCGGTCGTCGTGCAGATGAACTGGCGGGACAACCCGTGGTTCCCGCCGGAGCTAGAGGCCGAGCGACAGGACACGCTCAAGCGCGATCCAGAGTCCTACGAGAACATTTGGGAAGGTGTGCCGAGGCGGTCGGTGTCCGGGGCTATCTACGCGAAGGAAATCGACAGGGCGTACCTGGATGGCAGGGTGCGGCCGGTTCCCTACGATCCGAAGCTGAAAGTTCACACGGTTTGGGACTTGGGCTGGAACGACAGCATGTCGATTCTGCTAGTCCAGAAGTCGACGAGCGAGATTCGGGTAATCGACTTCATCGAGGACTCGCACCGGACGCTTGACGAGTACGCTGCCATGATTAAGCAACGGCTGCTGAACTTCGGTACGCACTACCTGCCGCACGACGGGGACGCGAAGGACTTCAAGACCGGCAAGACGGCGCGCGAGATTCTTTCGACGCAACTCGGCTCGGTGCAGATCGTGCCGAACATCGGGGTCGAGCAGGGCATCAAAGCCGCTCGGATGCTGTTCGGCCAGGTGTACTTCGATGAGACGAAGGCGCTGCCGCTGCTCGAACACTTGAAGCGGTACAGACGAAACATCCCGACCACGACCGACGAGCCGACCTCGCCAGTGCATGACGAGCACTCGCACTCGGCGGACGCCTTTCGCTATCTCGCAGTCATCGCCGACCAGATGCGCAATGAGCAATGGGGCGAGATCAAGTACGACAACCGAGGAATCATTTAATGGCCCGTATGACCGATGACGAACTTCTGGCGCTGATCGAAGCGCGAGAGGGCGAGTCGTATGGGTATGGCGACGGCGAGCTATCGGAGAAGCGCGCCGAGGCGATTGCGCGATTCCTGGGCGAACCCTACGGGGACGAACGCGAAGGCCGCTCGCAAGTGGTCGCAACAGACTTGCGGGATACGATCCTGTGGGCCATGCCGCAGTTGCTGCGGGTGTTCTTGGGTGGCGACGAGTTGGTCCGCTTCGACCCTCGCGGGCCGGAGGACGAGCAGCAGGCGAAGCTGGAAACCGAGTACATCAACTGGCTGGCGCTGGAGCGCAACGACGCATTCCAGCACTTCTGCGTGATCGCGCAGGACGCTTTGCTCTTGGGCACCGGCTATGCAAAGGTCTGGTGGGAATCGAGCGAGGACATCCAGACCGAGACGTACTACGGCAAGTCGGACGACGAAATCGGGATGCTGGTCAACGACCCCGATATTGAGGTCGTCGAGCACAGCGCGTACCCCGATCCGGCGGGCGGCGGCGGGATGTACATGGACCCGATGGCCGGTCCGGTGGAACTTCCGGCGCCGACGCTGCACGACGTAAAGGTCAAGCGCAAATACGCGCAGGAGCTGGCCCGTTACGCCGCTGTTCCCCCGGAAGAATTGCTGGTCCACAAGACGGTAAGGACCGGCTCGGTGCAGGACGCGGCATTCGTCGAACATCGGCGGATGGTCACGCTGTCCGAACTGCGGGAGATGGGATACCGGATCGCCGACGACGAATTCAGCGCCGACGAGTGGATCGACAGCGCGGAGGAAGAAGCGCGCAATCGGTACGAGGACGAACACAGCGAGGCAATCGACGCCGACCCGTCCATGCGCCGTGTGCTGTACCGCGAGTGCTACCTGCGGGTCGACATCGACCGGGACGGCATTGCCGAACTGCGCAAGGTCTGCATTGCCAACAAGAAGGTATTGGACAGCGACGAGGCCGACTGCGTGCCGTTCGCTGCCTTTTCGCCGATCCTGTTCGGCCACCGGCACCACGGGCTGTCGTTTTTCGACTTGCTGGCCGAGATCACGGCGATCAAGACGGCGTTGCTTCGTGGCATGTTGGACAGCCAGTACCTTGCGGTTCAACCCCGGACGGCGGTCGATGTCAACCGGGTGAATCTGGATGACATGCTGGTGTCGCGGCCCGGTGGGGTGGTGCGGGTCATTGGCGATCCTGCCAGCGCAACCATGCCGCTGGTCACGCCTGACGTGGGCAAGACGGCTCTGTCGGGCATCCAGTACGTCGATGCCTGGAAGCAGGACGCGAGCGGCATCAACCCGTATTTCCAGGGCGGGGCGATGCTCGATAGCCAGGCGCTGAACAAGACCGCCTCGGGCGTATCGCAATTGATCACGCAGGCGCAAAGCCGGATCGAGGCGATTGCGCGGTCGCTCTCCGACGGCGTGCGCGACCTGTTCCTGCTACTGCACCAGATCACGCTAAAGAACGCGACGAAGGCCGAGAAAGTTCGGCTTTCTAACGAATGGGTGCCGATCGACCCCCGCGAGTGGGTGCGTCGCTCGAATCTGAGCGTGCAGGTCGCTTTGGGCGCTGGCTCGAAAGAGATGCAGACGCAGCAGTTGCAGCAGTTGCTTGCCATGCAGATGCAGCTATTGCCGGTCGGCATGGTCAAGCCGGAGAACCTCTACAACACAGCATCCCGTTTGACGCAAGCGATGGGATTCCGGTCGCCGGAAGAGTTCTGGACCGATCCGAGCAAGCAACCTCCGCAGCCGCCGCCGCCGAATCCGGTTGTGCAGGCCGAACAGATCAAGGCGCAGACGACACTACAGGTCAAGCAGGCCGAAATGCAGGCGCAGGCTGCGGACGATCAGCGCCAGTTCGCTATCGAGCAGCAGCGGTTGCAGGCCGAGATGCAGTCCGAGCAAGCGAAGGTGCAGATGCAGGCAGAGCTTGAGCGATACAAAGCGGAGTTGGACGCGCAGCTAGAGCGCGAGAAGGCCGAGCTGCAACGGCAGACGCAGTTGCAGATTGCGCGGATGAACGCATACACCCAGCGCCAGGCGAACCTGTCTGGGGTCAAGGTGCGTCGCAATGGACATTAACGCGCCAGTTGCCGGCGAGATGGACTTTGCCGAGCCGATTGCCGGCGAGATGGACGGCGAGGATGTCATTGATGCTGCACAGGCGATCATGGACGGGCTCACGACCATCATTGCTTTGCAGCAGCAGCAGTTGCAGGTTCTGGCCGTGCTCGCACAGCATTTGAGCCGGCCGAAGCGGATTGTACGGGACGCGTCCGGGCGTGCGCTTGGTGTCGAGACAGTCAACGAGGGATAGCAGACATGGCAGTTACTTACTCCACGGCCGCAAAAACGGCCCGCATGAACGCTGTGATTTCGCAGATCGACGCGGGCACCGGCACCAGCACCATTGAAATCGGCACGGCCAGCATGGCGAGCGTGCTAGCGGTGTTCGATTTGCCGAGTCCGTGCGGAACGGCTTCGGGTGGCGTACTGACGTTCGACATGGACCCGGACTTGAGCGATGCGTCGGCCAACGCCAGCGGCACCGCGGCAGAGGCGCGCATCAAGGACGGCGACGGCACCGTGGTCATTTCCGGCCTGACGGTCGGCACGAGCGGCGCCGACGTGATCCTGGACTCCGTGTCGATTACGTCGGGGCAGACGGTCACGCTGACCACGGGAAGCATTACCCATGCTTGATATTGTTCCGATCCCAGGATTCTCGGACTATGCCGCAGATCGGGATGGGAACCTGAGTCCGCAGGCGAATGCCCTGTTGTTGGCGATCCTGCTTCGTGTTCGCTACGACGTAGGGGCGTGACATGGCGACTACTCGTGTACCGCTTCACCCATTCTCAGCGGAGTTCCCATCGTCCAACTACCCTGCGCTGATGACGGTCAACGCCCGTCCGGTGCTGGCGTTCGATGCTTCGACCGCCGAGACTTGCTACTGGATCAAGAGGGACGCGGCGGACGGCACGAACGATACCGCGAGCGGCGATTGCTACGTCCTGATGGCAGAGATCCGCGAGGCTTGATCCGTGGCCCGTCGCTTCACCAACGGGACAACCGACGAAATCGACTTCGGGTCGTTCGCCGCGCTCGAGGGTGTTGGCGCGGCAACGTTCGCTGTTTGGCTGAAGAAGCGCACCGCCGACGACTACTTCTCGCACTTGCTCTGCAAGACGGCGAGCGGCCCGGACGGCATGAACCTCATGCACGGGGCGTCAGGGTTCGGCGACGACGGAATCTACGCTTCGGTGTCCCTCGCCGGGACCGAGGGTGACCTGTACATCAACACGGTGTTCACAGTTGACGTGTGGTATCACGTCGCGCTGCGGTTCGACGGGTCACAGACTGGCAATGATCGCCTGCACCTGTACATCAACGGCGCGCAGCAGTCTGTGTCTCGTGGACTCACGTCCTACCCAGCGACCATCGGCGGGTCGGGCGCGAACCTGCGGATCGGTGGGACGGACCACGAGACGGATGTTCGGCCGAGCGACGACATTGCGTGGGCAGCGGTGTGGCTCTCGGCGCTGTCCGGAACGACCATCGGCTATCTGGCGGCGGGCCGAAATCCGATGAACTATTCGCCGGCATTCTGCGTCCCGCTGAAGGGCGACTCGCCCGAGGTCGATCTGGTGGGCAGTGTGAGCGGATCGGTGACGGGCACCTCGTCAGTGAGCGGGCCGGCGATTGACCCATGGCTCTCGCTGCCGAGCATGAGCAGCATCACGGCGACGACTGGCGTTCCTCGTGTAACGTTGACGTTCTAACTATGCTCGCGCAACCACTCAGCAGTCGCCACCTCTGGCGCTACGACAATTTCGGTACGAACCCCGGAGCGACGCCGGGAACGTCCGTCACGCCGGGTATTTCCAACGCCGAAGGTTCGTGGACCTCACTCGTTACGGGTGCGAACTGCGCGCAGGATGTATATGGTTTTTTCTTGCGTGTTAGTGATAACGCGGTTGCGACTCCGACGACCGGGAAAAACTTCCTGATCGACATTGGCATCGACGCTTCTGGCGGTACGAGCTACACAGCAATCATCAGCAATCTCGTTGTGGGTAGTGCTGGGCCGATTACCGCTGGTGGTGGTGGGCATTCGTTTTTCTTCCCGTTGCGAATCCCGGCCGGGGCGCAGATCGCTGCGCGTATTCAAGGCTCTCACGGTACTGCTACCGCATCGTGTGTCGGCATCAAGCTCTACGGCAAGCCCAGTGCTCCGATGATGCTGCCGGTGGGTGCCTACGCTGAAACGGTCGGCACGATCACGAACAGCAACGGCGTGTCGTTCACGCCGGGTAACGCCGCCGCTGGTTCGTGGGCGTCACTCGGAACGACGGCCAAGGACTTGTGGTGGTGGCAGATCGGGTATCAGGTGGATAACGGTGTGATTACCGCTGAGTACACCTACATCGAACTTGCGTGGGGCGACGGGTCGAACAAGCACACGATCTGCACGCGGATGCACCAAGGAACAACGAGCGAGCAGACAGGCTCGGTGCTGAATACGCAATTGCTATGGCACGAGAGCTACTGCCCGGTGCCGGCCGGCGCAACGATCTACATCCGTGGCCGGTGCCTCAATGCTCCGGATACTGGGTACAACGCCGTCGCTGTCGGCATCGGAGGTTGATATGGCGATCACCTTCACGAACGACAGCGCGAGCATCAGTACCACCGAGTACAGCTTGCCGACCGATAGCACTTCGCGCACCGCTCAGACCACCGACTGCATCCTGCAAACCTTCATCGACTTCTCGGCGATGGCGGCGGGTGACGAGTACGTCGTCAAGTTCTACGAGAAGTACGATTCGGCGGGCACGCAGCGTCTCGTGGATCAGTGGTCACTATCCGGTGCCCAAGCCCGGCCGATGTTCACCATGCCCTCGATGATCGTCGGCGAGGGTTGGGACGTAACCGTGACCAAGGTCGCCGGCACGGATCGCACGATCTACTGGTCACTTCGCAAGGTGACCTGATATGTCGTGGGCCTATAGCCCGCTCACTGCTGCTGGCGCGGCAACACTTCTTGCGCCGCGACTCTACTACGTCGTCTACCCCTCGGCAGCATCCGAGCCGAGCGCGGCGCAGGTCAAGGCCGGGCAGCAACAGTCAGGTGCGGCGGCGACGGCTGCGGGTAGCGAGACTGCGCGGACGACGACCGGCGAGGAGGTATTCGCGGCGGCTGCGAGCGGGCTGACGCCAAGCACCGGGTACAAGGTCAGCTTCGTCTGGTCGGACGGGACGAACGACAGCAACGTTGTCGTCTCTAGCGCGTGGGCGACCTGGAACACCGGGGCGCTAGCCGCCACGGAGTCGGGGTCCGATGCTGCGGCAATTGCCGGCGACGTTCTGGTATCCGGCTCGCTAGCTGCCACGGAGTCGGGCGCAGACGTAGCGGCGCTGGCCGGCAAGGTCGCGGTTCGCGGTGCGCTCGCAGCGACGGAAAGCGGGTCTGATACAGCGGCCATTGCCGGCAAGGTGTTCGTCAGTGGCGCCCTGGCGGCGACCGAGACGGGCGACGATACTGCGGCCATTGTCGGGTCGGTTGGCGTATCAGGATCGCTCGACGCCACAGAATCCGGTGCAGACGTAGCGGCGTTCACCGGAACGGTCGCCGTCTCCGGGACGCTCGATGCGACCGAGGCAGGAAGCGACACGGCGGTTATTGCTGCCGTCGCTCTGGTTCAGGGATCGCTGGATGCGACGGAATCGGGCAGCGACACTGCTGCTATCGAGGGCAGCCTAGCGGTTATTTCCACTGGCTCACTCGCCGCGACGGAAAGCGGCAGCGATACGGCGACGTTTGCCGGGGTTGCGCCTGTATCCGGTGCGCTGGCCGCTACTGAGGCCGCTAATGACTCAGCAGCGGTGTCCGGTGTCGTGCTGGTCACTGGCGCGCTGGACGCGACGGAGACGGGCAGCGATACAGCGGCGTTTGCAAGTTCGACGCCTGTTACCACTGCATACCCTGGTCCGGCGGGTCGGGCCACGAAAGGCAAGCGCCGTCGAGTGATTATCGGCGAGCGGCTCTACAACGTGCTAGAGCGCGACATTCCGGCGCTGCTCGAAGCCGAACTGCTCGACCGAGCGCCGCCGGTCACTGCCGAGGTCATTGAAGGGCCGAAGCCGCCCCGGAAACGCGCCAAAAAGGCCCCGCAGCCGGTCAAAACGGTCGAGCAGGTACGGGAGACCGTACAGCAGATCAAGCGTCGCATAGAGCCTGACGACGCGTGGCTGGCGCAGGCACTAGAGGCGGTCGCTTTCAGGGTATTGGAGCGGCTACAGGACGAGGAAGACTCACTGATGTTGCTGTTGGCTGCATGAGATGACGCCCGAAGAAATCATCGAGCACGCCCGCCTCGTGCGGGTGTTTCTCGAATCAGACGAATTCAAGGCTGCATGGGAATCGGTCGAAGGCGAATTGCTGCGTGAGTTCCGTGAAGCATCGGAACCCGAGCAGGCCCTAGCGGTTCACGAGCAGATGAAGGCAATGCAGCGGTTGATGTCGCGGTGGAACGCGACGCAGGCCGATGCAGTGATTGCGAAGAGCGCGAAGGAAGACCGCGAGAGACCAAGACGCGGATTCTTTCGATAACGCGCCGCCACCGAGCGGCGTTTTTTTTGAAGGTACACCATGCCTGACCAAGATTCGCCAGCGAGCGAAACCGATATCGTTGCCCGTCTCATGGAGCTGGAGCAGGACGAGGAACAACCGCAAGACGCCGAACCTGCGCCGCAGGAAGAGGCCGAGGACACCGAGCCTGTTGCGGAAGAGGACGCCGAGGAAGCCGAGGCAGAAGAGGCCGAAGCGGAGCCGGACTCCGATGATGAGTTCGAATTGCACTACAACGGCACCACCGAAAAGGTGCCGAAGGATCGTGCGAAGGCACTCGCGCAGCAGGGGCTGTACTACGAGCGCAATCAGGCGCAAGTCGATCAGCACTGGAAGCAGGCGCAGGAAGCCCAGCAGTACGTTGCGCAGCAGTTGCAGACGGTTCCCGAGTTGCAGGAAGCCGCCGCTTTGGTATCCATGTACCAGAAAGCGGTCGAATCCATCGACATCGCGGACATGCAAAAGCTGGCGACGGAAGATCCCGCGCAGTACCTGGCCAAGCTCGCCGAGTACAACACGCTTAACCGGCGTTTAACCGAGGCGCAAGCGAAGCATCAGGCCACCGCGCAGCAATTCGCTCAGGCGCAGCAGCAATTCCAGTCCGAGACGCTGAAGAGGGAGCGCGATGCTCTGTTCAAGGCAATCCCCGACTGGCGAGACGACGGCAAGTTCAAGCAAGCCAAGACCCGCATCCTCGCCTACATGGCCGAGAGGGGTTTCAGCGAGCAAGAGGTCGGAAGTCTCATGGACCACAGGGCGCTGTTGGTGGCGTATGACGCGGCTCGTTTTCGTGAGTCACAAAAGGCGTTGAAGGCATCGGCCAAGAGCCTCGGCACGAAGCCGAAGGTGGCGAAGCCGGGGACCAGCACGACGCCGGCTCAGGCGAATGACGAGCAGACGAAGGCGCTACGGCAGCAATTGAAGAAAACCGGAAAGATCGACGACGCGGCTCGATTGTTCGAGCGATTCGTCTAAGGAGTTTGCAATGGCTATTGCCAAAAACCATACCTACACGGGTAACAAAATCCGTGAGGACTTCCACGATGTCATCTATGACATCAGCCCGACGGACACGCCGCTGCTCACGATGGCGAAGCGCCTTAAGGCGAAGAACACGCTGCACCAGTGGACCTACGACAAACTGGCTTCGCCGGCTACCAATGCCAATCTGGAAGGCAACGACTTCTCGATCACGGCCCGCGCTCAGCCGGTCACGCTCGGGAACTACTGCCAGATTCTCGTCAAGACGGCGAGCGTGTCGGGCACCTTCGAGGCGGTCGACAAAGTGGGCCGCAAGTCGGAGATGGCCCGCCAAGTCGCACGCATGTCGAAGGAGATCAAGAGAGACCTCGAGCACGCGCTGGTTCGCAACCAAGCGTCGGAGAACGGCAGCGCGGCGACCGCTCGCACGATGGCATCGCTGGAATCGTGGATTGCCACGGCGACGGTCGGAAACGGCGTGAAGGCGGCGGGTTCGAGCGGTGGTTCTACCACCGGCTACGCGGGCGGAACGGTTGCGGCTCCGGGTGCGACGGTCACTGCGAAGGCGTTCGGCGAGGCCGATCTGCGTACTGCCATCGGCTATGCGTGGGCGCAGGGCGGCGATCCGTCGGTTGTGATGATGAGTTCCAAGAACAAGGCGAAGTTCTCGGGATTCACCGGCATTGCAACGCGCATGAACGATGTGCGCGGGGCGACGCAGGCGAACATCATCAGCGCGGCCGACATTTGGGTGTCGGACTTCGGCGTGCACAAAGCCGTGATGAACCGCTACATGCGGGACGAAGCGGTGCTGTGTATCGACCCGGAGTATGTCGGGGTTGCGTTCCTTCGTGGCTTCCAGACGAAGGACATCCCGGCCGCGCGTGACGGCACCGAGAAGGCGATTCTGTGCGAGGCGACGCTGGTCGTGCAGAACCCGCTGGCGCACGCGAAGGTCTACAACACGGGCGGTTGATCGCTAGCCAACCTGCGGACGGGCGGGGGAAACCTCGCCCGTTTTTCTTTTGAAAACGATTCTGGACAAAGACCCGTTCACGGGCCTGACCGAGTGGTTCAACTACGACCCGGTAGCCGATGAAGTCACGGTGTACTCGGAACAGAAAGAGGCCGATCTAAAGCGGTTTCTCGACCATACCGAGCGGGTACGCAACGACCCGGAGATCAGCCGGCAGGGCATCAAGAATTCGTTCTGGAAGTACGCGACGCTGCCGCCGATCGTTCAGGTGGAGCTTCGGAACAAAGGGATCGACATCTTCAATCCCGGCCACACGAAGGCGTTGCTGCGTGAGATCAACGCTGCGTACCCGCACACGAAGTTGACGACGAAGATCCACCGATGAGGGAGATGGCTGTTGCGGAGCAGGGCCGAATCCTGGTCGATGCGAGGAAGTTGGCCGAGGCCGGCGACTTCGAGAATGCGTCGAAAATCGCGTTCACGGTTCTGGAGCGCGCACCCAACAGTGCGCTGGCGCTGCACCTGATCGGCTACATCTACCTGCAAGTCGAGAAGCCGGTCCTCGCGTACCAGTTCTATCGGCGGGCGTTGCAGGTCGAGCAGAAGCATGCCGAGGTGTGGAACAACTTCGGCCGGGCGGCGGACGAGCTGCACCTGTACCACGAGTCCGAGGCGTCGTTTCGGCGTGCGTTGTCGATCAACCCGCAGTACGCAGGGGCGTGGGCGAATCTGTCCGTGAGCCTGATTAACCAAGCGAGGTACGACGAGGCTCTGGAGGCCGCAGAACGGTCTGTAGCGCTTGATCCCGAAGCCCCTGCGGGGTGGATCAACGTCGGGTTCGCGTCGCTCGCGAAGGGCGATTGGGGCCGTGGGTGGGATGGGTATCACCGGGCGTTGGGTGGCAGGTTCCGCCAGCCGGTGGTGTACGGAGACGAGCCGGAGTGGGATGGCAAGCCTGTAGGGTGCCTGGTGGTGACGGGCGAGCAGGGGCTTGGCGATGAGATCTGCTACTCGCGCATGTTGCTGGACGCTGCGCGGTCGTGCGAGACGGTCGTTTTCGACTGCGATGCGAGGCTCGAGGGGCTGTTCCGGCGGTCGTTCGCAGACACGAATATTCGCGTCTACGGGACGAGGAAGTCGGAACAAGTCGAGTGGTTGGCCGAGCACAAGCCCGACGCGCACGTCTCGCTGGCAGACCTCGGCATGTTTTATCGCAGGCGCGATTCGGACTTCCCACGCGATGCGTTTCTTAAAGCCGACCCGGAGCGGGTGGCTCAATGGAAGGCGATCCTCAAGGGCCGCACGATAGGGCTTGCGTGGTCAGGCGGGACGTTCCTGACGCAATCGGGCTTGAGGCAAGCGGGAATCGAAGGGTTCCGGCCGCTGATCGAGTCGGTCGATGCGACGTTCGTTTCGTTGGAGTACCGCGACGCGAGCGCAGAGATCGCCGAGTCCGGGTTGCCGGTGCGGTGGTTCGAACGGGCGACGATGGCGCGGGACTACGACGAGACGGCCGGGCTGATCGGGGCGTTGGACATGGTTATTGGTGTCCCGACGACGGCTCTGCATATGGCCGCTTCGCTTGGCGTTCCGACATGGTGCCTGACGCCTGAGATGCCTCAGTGGATGTTCAACCGCGACGACATGCCGTGGTACGCGGACATGCGGATTTTCCGCAAGCGCGCTGACGAGGATTGGAAGGGCGCGGTATCAAGGTTCACGCGGGAGAACCTGCGTGCGTGAGGCCGAGTTCTGGCGCGGCAACGAGACGCTTCGGGACATTACGCCGGCCGGCGAGCGGTTTCCCGAGGTTGGGTTGTTCCCGGCGCTGCGCCTTGCTTGTACGGGCGTGGTGTTCGAGTTCGGCTGCGGCGACGGCCGGCTTGCACCAGCGTTCGACCCGCTCGATTACATCGGCTTCGACATCAACCCGCACGCGCTGAAAGCCGCGCGTCGCGCGAATCCGCGGCATCGGTACGTGACCGAATGGGAGCCGGCCGATACGTGGCTCGCGCATACGGTGCTGTTGCATGTGCCCGACGACGAGATTGCCGGTCTGCTAGACCGGGCGAAGGGTTACAGCCGGATTGTCATTGGCGAAATCATGGGCCGACAGTGGCGCAGGCCGGGCAACCCGCCGGTGTTCAACCGAGAAGCGCGGGAATACGCCGATCTGGTCGGGCGTGCGCCGACGGTAATTGCGGTGCCGTACCCACGTTACAAGTGCGACCTTCACATGCTGGTGTTCGCATGAACGTCTGCGTGTTGCGCTCTGGTGGCGATTACGGCCCCGAGCATGTGCGCTGGTTGGCAAAGCAGGTTCCCGACCTCGTGTGCCTGTCGGACGTGCCCGTGCAAGGCGTCGAGACGGTGCCGATGCGCTACGGCTTCCCGGGTTGGTGGTCGAAAATCGAACTGTGCAGCGACGCCTTCGACGGCGACCTCATGTACTTCGACCTCGATACGGTCGTGTTCGACGTGCCGAAGGTCGATAAGACGACGGTACTGCGGGACTTCTACTACCCCGAGACGATGGGTTCGGGGCTGATGTACATCGCGCAGGCCGACAAGGCGCGGGTATTCGAGGATTTCATGCGGCAACCGAGCCTGCACATGCGCCGGCATTCGGTCGGCGGCGATCAGGCTTTCTTGCAGCAACACATCGGCGACTGCCAGAAGTGGCAGGACGTTGCGAAGGTTGTTTCGTTCAAGGTGCACTGCCAGAGCGGCGTGCCCGAGGGTACGCAGGTTGTGTGCTTTCACGGGCAGCCGCGTCCGTGGCATGTCGTTGCGGATTGGATTCCGAGATTGGAGCGTTGAACAGTGGCATACGCAGATGTTAAGAAACGGCAGGCGGTCACTGACCTGGCGACGCCAGCGGGCGCAACGTCACCTATGGCGGCAATACCTGGTTGGGTGACGGCACGCCCGTGTCTCCTCCTGTCAGTAGTGGGTTGCGCCAGCATTCGTGCTGGCTTTTTTTATGGGCGCGTATCCAGATGGCAACACTGACCGCGAACGAAGGGTACTGGACCGCGGTACTCGCCGAGAGCACCGAGATCGCCCGCGCAAACGCGGCGGCGGCACTGTTCGCGAGCGGGACCAAGCTCAAATTCTACGATTCGGCGAACAACCTGCTGCGCACGATCACGGCCGACGCTGCCACGCGCGAGGCGCTGGCGACCGGGTATTACCCGATCGCGCTCGGCGCATTCACCGACGCCGCGACCGGCACCGGCACGCCAGCGCTGCTGGTCGTGACGACGTCGGCCGACGTCGAGATCGTGCGCATGACGGCGGGCGTGAACAGCGGCCAGTTCCAGATACCCTCGGCGTTTGCCTCAGGCGTGGCGCTGAAGCCGGGCGCGTTCCGGTTCCGCTATCCGGCCGCGACGGCTCCGGCGACCGGGAAACGATGGCACCCCGGTCACTATTTTTACGCGTCGAACGATTACGTGCATGACATTTCATTCGTCGAGAGTCGGCGCAACAAGGTCCGGTACAACGAGCATTTCGCGGGCTACTACATGCTCATGTATTGGGACCAAGTGGAGAGCACGCAGGGCACCTACGATTTTGGGCCAGTGCTGTCGATGCTTGATACGGCGCAGGCCGACGGCAAGATGGTGTGGATCAGGATCGAGGACCGATCGTTCCATGGCTATTCGCGCGGCCGTGGATTCCCCGCCTACATCGAGAGCGGCGGCGGATCGTACGAGTCCGACGGATACCTGGTGTGTCCGAAATTCTGGTTGCCGTGGGTGAGCGAGGCAGAGACCGACATGGTCGCGGCGCTGATGGCGGCGATAGACGATCATCCGGCGCTGCAGGGTGTGGCGACGAATGAGTGCTCGGCGGCCGGCTCGTGGCTACAGGCTGGGTACACGTGGCAGGCCATGAACGCCCACGTGCTCGCGCTGTGCGCGGCTGGATCGGCTGGTGCAAAGAAAAGCCTGTGGCACCAGAACATGGGATGGTCGAACGAGCCGATGGACGACATGACGGAACACTATCGGATGACGGATGCTGTCGTGCGCACATACAAGGCGGGCCTGAGTCCGACCGATCTGCGCATTCATCCAACGCCGTACGACACGTACACCGACACGCCGTACGGCGCATACATCACGACGCGGTACGCCGGCGAGGCATTTTTCGCGCCCTGCGTCGAGTACCACACGTATATCAGCTCCGGGCTGACCGCCCAGGCGTTGCTCGACTACGGCGTCGATACGCTCGGGGTGCAGTTCATCGGGTGGGCGACCACTGACTACGACGCGGCGTGGGCGTTCACGTCGGACGACGCGATCGCTGAAGTCGCCCGCCAGCAGGGCCGGATCAATTCGGCGCGCCCCTCAATCGTACCGGTGTAGCGATCATGGCCATCGCATATCGCACGCACAGCAGCGACGAGTACTACGTGTCGCCGACTGTATCGCTCGCCAAGTTGAGCGGCACGGCTGAGGGCGACGTGCTACTCGCGTGTTTCGTCATGAACTACGTGCTGCCGACGCTGGACACGCTGCCGACCGGGTGGACGATCATCGCGCAGGCTTCGCTCAATACATCTCCGGTCGGCGTTTTGTGGGTCGCCAAGAAGATCGCCACGGCATCGGAGCCGGCGAACTACGACTTCGGTTTCTCCAACAATTTCAACGGGCACGCGTCGCTGGTGGCCTATTCGGGCGGCGAGGACGTGTCGATTGTGGGCACGGCTGCGTGGGCCGACCCGGCTGACTCCACGTCGCCGTACTCGGCCGATGCTGCCTCTGTTACGGTACCAGACAACAGTTCGTTGCTGCTGTTCCTGGGCGTTGCGTCTAGGGATGCGTACGAGACATTCACGTGGACCGAGCCCAGCGGGTTCACCGAGCGGTTCGAGGCTGGCCAGAGTTGGGAGTTTTGCTCACTGACGCTCGCAGAGAAGTCGGTGAACTCCGGCTCTAGCGGTGCGGTGAGCGGTAGTTGCTCGGGCGCTGGCACCGCGCGCACGCTCGGACTGCTGATCGCCATCGCTCCGGAGGGCGGCGCGAGCACGATTCAGGGGTCTGGGTACGCCGACCTGCCACTCGTGGCGTCGCTGCAGATGGACACGAGCCCCGTGTCGATCCCGGTTGGCAATACGTACAATCGTGTCTTGACGATCCGCGACCAGAGTGGCACGGGGTTGCGCTACCTGACGAGCGTGCCTGCGTCGACAGACACGGACGTCGCGACGGTGTCGCAACTGGCGGCGACCGACGCCAATGGGCAGGCGACGGTGCGGGTGACGAGCGTGGGCACCGGCACGGCGAATGTGCATGCGGCGCTGGACGGCGTGCAGTCGCAGCCGTTCACGGTGACTGGGGTCTACGTCGGGCCGGCCGGCGAGATCACCGGTGTGCAGATGTCGGTCGAGCCTGCGACGGTCATGATCTCCGGCAGCGCACAGTTTGCCGCGAGCGTCGTGGGCACGGGATTTTTCGATCCGGCGATTACGTGGTCGGTGCAATCGGGCGGCGGGTCTATTTCGGTCGCCGGGCTGTATACGGCGCCTGGCAGTGTGGGCAGCGCGGTGATTCGCGCGGCATCGAGTCAGGTGCTTACGATCTACGACGAGGCGACGATCCAGATCGTTGATTCGCCGCCGCCTGGGCCGCCGACAATCGACCCTGTGCCGAATGTGTCGCCGATGACGCTGAGCGGTACGGCAGAGCCGGGTGCTTCGATCGATCTGCTGATTGACGGGGCCACGCATGGCGCGGTGGATGTCGCCGACGGCGGTGGCATTTGGTCCTGCGTACTCGATTCCGGCACTGGTACGCATACGCTGCAGGCGCGTCAGACTACGGGGACTGGGACGTCAGTCTGGAGCGATGAGGTCACGTTCACGCTCGGCGCTGTGACGAGCGTGGTGCTGCGTTATCGCGGCCGCACGCTCGGCGACACGGCGATCGACTACTGGGTGATCAGTTCTGCAGATGTCGTGATTGCAGCGGGCGCATCGGTGACCGATGCGAATGGGGTGCTGCGGTTGATCCTGCCGAGCGAGTACGCTGGCCAGAAGGTCAACGTCGTGCTGAACAATCTCGGCTCGGACATGTCAACGGTGGGGCGCATACAGCATCAGCAGGTTGTGATCGCGCAATAAGGAGCGCGCAGGGGGAGATGTATGGCCAGGAGTGCGACGACATTTGTCAAGGGCGCGCTGGAATTTGTACACGTTTCAGCGCACGACACAAGGGTTCTGGATGATCGGAGCGCGCGATGAACTACACTGACCTGAAAGCGGCTATTACCGATTGGGCGCACCGTTCGAACATCGACGCCGGGGTCATCGATACGTTCATCGATCTGGCCGAAGCCGAGTTCAACGTGCGGCTGCGCACTGTCGATCAGGAGACGGTAGCCGAGTTGCTTTGCACCACCCGCTACACGCCGCTGCCGGCAGACTGGCTCGAGATGCGCGCGGTGGAGTACCAGGGCGAAACGGTGCGCAATCTCACCTATGCCACGCCGGAGCTGATCTCGCAGTGGCGTAAGGCGGCACCGAGCGGTTCGACGCTCGCATACACGCTGCGCGGTGCGCACATCGAGGTGCTGCCGAACATCGGCGCTGACGAGCCCAGTGTGGACGGATTCGGCGACGACGCGCAGCCGTTCGAGGAGGGAGAAGTATGGCTCGCCATTCACTATTGGGCGGCGATCCCCGCGCTCTCGGATGCAGTGTTGACGAACTGGCTGATCAACGCGCACCCGAACATGTATCTGTACGAGTGCATGAGGCAACTAGCGGTATACACCAAGGACGACCAGTCGATCGTGCGTTACGCGAACCTCATGCAGGGATACTACGCGTCACTCGCGGCCAGAGATGTAGGTAAGCGGTTCGGCGGTTCGGCACTGTGCGTGAGAATTGGCTGACGTGGCGATCATGAAATTTTCCGGCTACGCGCCGGACGCCAGCCCGACCGATGTGGGTGTGATCTACGATTGCGAAATGCTTGAGCCATCGGCGCGCGGCATGCGCTCTGCGCCGTCTGCTGCGGTCACCGACTTGCCGGCGCTTGCGGCCGACTGCCGTGGCGCGACGTTGGCGGTGCATGTCGATGGATCGCGCCGGCTCATCGCAGGCACACAGACTGCGCTACTCGAAGCGGCGTCTGGTACGTGGTCAGGCGTTAGCGGCGCGACCTATACAGGCGGGACGGACGCGCGATGGTCGTTCGCGCAGTTCGGCGATGTAACCATTGCCACGAACGGCGTGGATAGCCCGCAGTCGAGCACATCCGGAGCGTTCGCGACGGCAACCGGCATGCCAAAGGCGAAACTCGTGACGACGGCATCCGGGTTCGTGATGGCCGCCAACATCACCGATGCATCCTATCAGCACGCCGACGGGTGGTGGTGCTCGGCGCTCTACGATCACACGAGCTGGACGCCAGCAATCGCTACTCAGGCAGCGCGCGGCCGGCTGCTGGACGCGCCGGGCGCGATCAACGCGCTCGTCGCGCTGGGATCGGGGGTGGTGGCCTTCAAAGACCGGTCCATGTTCCACGGATCATACGTCGGGCCTGACGTGATATGGGCATGGTCCAGAGTGCCGGGCGAGGTCGGTGCGGCTGCGCAATCTGGCGTGGTATCCGACGGCACGGCGCTCTACTGGTGGGGCGGAGACGACTTCTATCGATATGACGGTTCGCGGCCGGTGCCGATCGGAGCAGCTGTCAAACGCTGGTTCGCGGCTTCGGCTGCGCAGCAGTACCTGTTCAAAATGCTCGGCCACTACGATCGTGCATCCGGCGTGGTGCGATGGTATTTCGTTGGTACAGGCGACTCCGCACCGGCGAAGTGCCTGACGCTGCACGTGCGCACCGGACGATGGGGACGTGCCGACCGCGCTGTCGAGGCAGTGGTGGAGTACGTGACGCCATCTATGACATACGACAGTGCGGGTGTATTGACTGGTGTCACGTACGACTCGGGCGCCTTCAGCCAGTCGTACGATTCGCCGTTCTGGCAGTCCCTGTCCGAGCATCCTGCGGTGTTCGATAGCGCGCACACGCTACGATCGTTAACAGGCGTTTCCGGCGCGTCATCGCTCACAACGGGCGACGTGGGCGACGACGATCGTTACACGCTGCTGCGTCGCGTACGACCTCGCTACTCGATCGCGCCAGACACGGCGCAGATGACGGCGTACCTAAGCCACGGCTCTGGCGATTCAGTCATCGAGGGCGATACGATGCTGGCTGACGATGGAAAGTTCGATCCGCTGCAAAGCGCGCGCTGGCATCGCCTGCGCTTTAACTGGACGGGTGATGTCGAGACGTCTGGCATATCGCTGGAACTTCAGCCGGAAGGTGACGCGTGAAGCTGCCAGAGCCACGGCTGCCGATCGGCACGGATGTCGTGCGGCTGGTCACGAGCCTGTACGACGTGTTACGCCAGATCGTGCGCGCCGTCAATGGACTGAACGATACCCGCGTGCTGCGGGGCGCAGGAAGCCCGGAGGGCGTCGTTACCGCGAATCGCGGGCGGATGTACGTGAGGACCGATGGAGCCGCTGCGACGACGTTGTATGTGAAGACTGCCGACGACGGGCAGGCGACCGGATGGACGGCGAAGTGAGGGAAGCATGGACTTTGGACTAGGGGCAATGCTTGGGGGCGCGCTCGGCGGCCTGTTCGGCAGCGGCGACGACGAAGTAACGCAACGGCAGGAATTGCCGTCGTTCCTGCAACCCTATGCGCCGCTGTACGCGCAGATGGGCTACAACCTGTCGCAGCAGCCGTTCAACCCGTACCCGTTCGAGACGGTCGCGCCGTTCACGCAAGATCAGAATGCGGCGATGGACATGGTTCGCCAGCGGTCGATGGCCGGTTCTCCTGTGGTCAATGCCGCGCAACAGCAGACATTGAACACGATCAACGGCGACTATCTGAACCCGTCGACGAACCCGTACTTGCAACAGACGTTCGACCAAGCGGCGAACCGAGTGACGGATGCGTTCTCTCGTGGCACTGCGGCGCAGACGGATGCCCGGTTTGCTCGATCGGGCGCGTTCGGCGGTTCGGCGTGGAACGAGATTCAAGGCGCCAATCAGCAGGCGTTGGGCGACTCGCTCGCGGGGATGGCCGCGAACATCTTCGGCAATAACTACGCGCAGGAACGCAACCGGCAACAGCAGGCGAGCCAGTTCGCGCCGAACCTTGCCGCGCAGGACTACCGCGATGCCGAAGCCTTGCTGAACGTCGGCGGGATGCAGCAGCAGCTTGGGCAAAACTACCTCACCGACGACCTCAGTCGCTTCACGCAGGCGCAGCAGTACCCGTACCAGCAATTCGCGCAGTTCGGGCAGATGTTCAACCCTGCACTGGGTTCGCAGAGCACGCAAACGATGCCCGGTGTGAGCCCGATGGCCGGTGCGCTAGGTGGCGCGATGGGCGGCTTGGGCATCTATAACGCAGGGCAGCAGGCGGGCGTTTGGGGCCAGCCGACTGGCGGCGGTGGGTTGCTCGGGTCGGCGACGGCTTCCACGCCGATAGCGTCGATGGGCGGCGGCACTGGATTAATCGCGCCGCCTGGGGTATGGGGGTATGGGAGTTAGCGACATGGCAAACATCGTGAACAAGCCCATCTTCGGCGGGTATCAGCAGCCGAGTTTTCCGGGTGGCGGCTATCAGCAGGCGGGACTGCTCGGCTATCAGCAGCCCGCCAATGGGCTGCTCGGTGGCGGCACGCAGAACCTGATGCAGCAGTACCTGATGAACCTGTTCATGCGACGGTATCAGCCGCCTGCGATCCCGCAGCAGCCGGGCATGGTGGGCTCGCGTATGGGTCAAGGTGGCATGCAGTACATGGCGCCCCAAGTTGCGCAGGCCGCGCCTCCGGGCAAGACCGAGATGCAGCGCATGCAGGAGCAGCTCGCCGCGATGCAGGCGCAGATGCAGGCGCAGATGAATCAGGGGTCGAACCTGGGATTTGACTCGGGGTGGTGACATGGCGGGACTTCTCGACATCGACATGAACACCCCGGATGGGCAGGGGTTCAACAACGCGCTGATGCAAGCGGCGGCGATGCTGCTGACGCCTCGCCATCGTGGCGGTGGCATGGGGGCGGCGTTCGCGGCGTTCCCGCAAGCGATCGACCGGGCGAAGCAAAACGCCATGCGTGAGCAACTGCTGGCACTTCAAGGCCGCCAGATGGGGTTGCAGACCGACAAGCTCGGGTTCGACATGGAGCAAGCCCGAGCACAACAGGAAGAAGCCCGCGCTCGCCAAGCGCAGTTCGCGCAACTGGTCGGCCGGTTGCCACCGGAACAGCAGGGGATCGCGCAGGCGCTCGGGACGAAGTATTTCGAGGGCATGGCGCCTCAAGCCGTAAAGCCGACATGGCAAAAATGGTATGAGAACGGCCGGGAGCGGTCTGGGTTCGTCGCGCCGGGTCAGGCACCGCAGCCGGTCGGAGACGCTGCGCCTCAGGACATGAACAAGTTCCTCGTGCAGGACGAGAATGGCAATTGGGTGCGCAATGACGCGTACATCGGCGCACGACAGTCGGTTGCGAGGGCCGGGGCGTCCAACCAGTCCGTGAACAACTACGTCATGCCATCGACGCCTGGACAGAAGAAGGCAGACGAGCAGTTCGGGGTTGACTTCGTGGAGTTCGCAACTGGCGGATACGCTGATGTTGCGAAGCAGCTCGACCAGTTGCGGGAAGCGTCCAAGGCGCTCAAGAGCGGGGAGAACATCTCCGGCTCGATCATCGGGAACCTGCCGGACGCGATGCTGGCGGCCACGCATCCGAAGGCCGTCGCGACGAAGGAAGCCATTCAGGAAGTCGCGCAGCGCAACCTTCGCCTGGTACTTGGGGCGCAGTTCACCGAGAAGGAAGGCGAGCGACTGATCGCCCGGGTGTTCAATCCGCGTCTGAGCGAAGCGGAGAACGCCAAGCGGGTGGATCGGCTCATCAAGCAGATCGGTGACGCAGCAAAGTCGAAGCTCGATGCTGCGCAGTATTTCCAACAGTACGGGTCGTTGACCGGCTGGCAGGGCAGATTGCCGCGTCTGAGCGACTTCGATCCTGATTTCGGGAAGAAGGATAGCGGCGCTACTGGCGGCTGGTCGATCAAGAAGGTCGAGTAATGGCTAAGTATCGTGTCACCGGGCCGGATGGCGCGACCTATGAGGTCAACGCGCCGGATCACGCCACGGAAGATCAGGTTATGGAGTACGTGCGGAGCCAGTACGCGCCGTCCAATCAATCAAGCGGTCCTAGCAAGGGCGAACGGTTCATGCAGGGCCAAAAGAGCGTCGGCGTCGGGGCTGCGCAGACGATCGCCAGCGGCGCACGCGAGGCGTTTCCGCTACTCGGCCGGGCACTGGAATTTGCAACGACCGGCAAGGTCGGCACGATCATGGACAAGCCGCTCGCGCAGTTCCGCGAGCAAACGCAGGACTACAACGCGCGCCGGCAGGCCGCAGGCGATACCGGCATTGACTGGATGCAGGTTGCCGGGGCCGCGTCTAGCCCGTGGAACATCCTTGCTGGCCGCGCCGGGCTGACTGGTGGCGGCGCAGGCGTCGGCGGGAAGATCGCCGGTGGCATGACCGCAGGCGTCGCAGGCGGCTCCATGACGCCAGGAACGGACGCGGAACGGCTTACCGGAATGGCTATCGGCGGGGGGCTTGGCGGCGCGATTGGCGCGGTCCCTGCGATCACGTCCAAGATGTACGACCTTGCCAAGTCAATGACCCGCAGTGGTGCCGAGCGCAAGGCCGGGACGATCCTTCGCAACGCGGCGCAGAGCCCGGACGACGCGGTGGCGAACCTGATGAACGTGCGCCCGGTGGTTCCCGGCAGCGCGCCGACGACTGGCATGGCATCCGGTGACGAGGGGGTCGCTTCGCTGCTGAATGTCGTGCAGGACCGTATGCCGGAAGTGAAGGCGGCGGCGAGCCGTGCGGCAACCAATCGGGAGACGGCGCGCACCCTGTTTGCAAGCAAGGTAGGGGGTTCCGCTGACGATCTGGCGAACATGGAAGCCATGCGCAACGAGGTCACGCGGCCGATGCGCGAGGCGGTGCTTTCTCGGGTCCGCCCGATTCCTGCCAACGTGCTGACCGAGCCGCTGGACAAACTGGCGAGCCTGCCTGAGATGGCCGGCAAAACGAACCAGACGGCGATTTCTGCGGTGAAGTCCGAGCTACAGCGGATCACGAACCCGCAGACGGGCACGATTGACCCGGTGGCGCTGTACGAGATCAGGAAGGATATCGGCCTGATGATGGACGGCAAGTTGTCGGGGGACGCCGCGAACATGAAGTTCGCTCGCAAAGTCCTGTCCGCTGTCAAAAACGCGATTGACGACCAGATCGACAACGCAGCCGAGCAGAAAGGTATGTGGAAAGCGTACCTGTCCGAGTTCGCCGGCCGCAGCAAGGCCATCGACCAGATGGCGACCTTTCAGGACGTTATCCGCCGGTCGGGGGCCGGTTCGGTCAACCAGCAGACGGGCGAGCCGATCCTTTACGCCAGCAAGTTGAACAACATCCTGCGCCGGGAAGGGCGGGACTTGGCTAAGACGCTGACCAATGACCAGATGGACGCTTTGCGTCGGCTGGCTTCCGATCTGTCGGCAGAGCAGGCGGCGGCAAGGGCCAGCAAGTCCGCGACCGGAAATAGCGTGACGTTCGGGATGGGCAGCGGTAACGCGATGCTCGATGCCGCGCTCGGCCGCGTGCCTGGTGGTGGGATGCTGACGCAGGCGATGCAGTTCCTGAAAAGCGGCCAGCAGCAGCGCACGCTTGGGCTACTCGGTGAAGCGGTGCAAGACCCGTCTATGGCTGCGCGGCTGATGCAGGCCGGCGCTCCGGTGCCGCTGAATCCGAGGCAAGGGCTACTGACCGGGGGGATCGCGGCGACCGCTGGTGCGACCGTTCCGCCGTTGCTTATGGGCGTCCAGTAGCCAGAAAACCAGCATCCAGAAGATTGCGCCTAACGCAGCACCAATCGTTGATTCCATCTAAAGCCGCCTCCGGGCGGTTTTTTCGTTTCAAGAGGTAACAAGTATGCCAGTTCCAAGCGCGATCACGGATCTATCTGTCGTCGCAGCAAGCAACGCGCCAACAGGCAGCGAGCAAGTCCTGCCGAATCTGGACAACTACCTGCGTGCGTTCGCAGCGTTCATTCGGCAGAACTACGACGCGTTGGCCGCCAAGCAGGCGGCACTCGGTTACACCCCGGTCAACCGTGCCGGCGACACGATGACCGGGGCGCTTGCCGCGATCAAGGGCACTGCCACAGCGCCCGGCATGTCGTTCGCTGGCGACACGAACACCGGGCTGTATTCGCCGTCTGCTGATGTGCTCGATCTGGTGACATCTGGCGTATCGCGCTGGCGCGTTGATGCCGCCGGGCGCCTTGTACATCCGGCGCGCACGCATCCGTGTTTTCGCGCCGCAACGTCGGCATCTATCACCGCAGCAGGGGACTTCACCACGTATAGCTCGGAGTCTGACGACGCGGCTAACTTCGATCCGACCACGGGCGTATTCACTGCCCCGGTCGCCGGCTGGTACGAGTTCACGGCGCTGTTTGTCGCGTCAATCTCGACTGGCGATGGCGAGACGATCTGCGCCATCAAGACGAATACGCCGACGTACTTCCACGCCAGCGTTTCGCATCAAGACGCATCGGCTGCGCGGTACGCAACATCCGCAACCGGGCCGATCTATCTGGCGTCGGGTGCGACGGTGCAGACGACATGCACCTATGCGGACGGCACGTACAACATGATTGCGTGCGCGTCCTTCTCCGGGCGCCTGCTCGGATGAGGGCCATCGTCCTCTGCCTCGCGCTGCTCGCGCTTCCTGCGCAGGCGCGAGAGTGGACCGACGAGGAGTTGCGCTGGGGCGCGGCGCTCGCGGTTACGCGCCTCGTCGATTGGGGACAGACGCGCTACATCGCATCGCACCCGCGCGAGTTCCGCGAGGCGAACCCGTTCATCGGTTCACATCCCAGCATGGGCGACGTGAACCGGCACTTCATCCTGTCGTCCGCTCTGATGTTTGGCCTCACGCACTACCTGCCGCAGCATCGCAGGACATTGCTGCGCGTCTGGGTCGCCATCGGCGTCGGTACGAACGTCCATAACGCAGCAATCGGGGTGCGGATTTCATTTTGAATGAGGATGACGACATGCCGGGCGAACAACATGGGGTATTGGACACCGTGGCGCAGGCCGCAGCGAAGCTCTGGCCGGGACTGGCCGGCGCGCTGGTGGCGCTGCGCTGGCTGCCGGTCGAGTCATCGCGGATGGACCGAGCGATTGCTGCGGTCGGCGGGTTCGCCGCTGCCTCCAACATCGGTCCTGCGCTCGCCGAGGTGTCTGGGGTCGCGAGCGTGCGCGTCGAGGCCGGGATCGTGTTCGCGGTCGGGCTGTTCGGCATGGCGCTCGCGGGTGAGGTGATTCGCGCACTGAAAGACGCGCAGCTTGGCGCGATCATCGGTGACTGGCTGCGTCGCTTGCTGGGAGGTCGCAATGGCTGAGTGCGTGTACTGGCTCTCGTTGACGATCGTGATCGTGGCCGCCGTCGTGATCGCGCTGCACCGCGCGATTCCCGGGGATGTGGTCGGCATGACCGCGATGGGTGGCGTGGCGGTGTTCGCGCTCGCCGGGTTCGACGTTGACCCGCCGAACTGGCTCATCGGGTTCACTGCGTCGCTTGCCGCAGGCTGCCTGTGGGCTGCGACCCGCTGGCAGTGGCGGCGCAGTCAACTGCTGCGGCGGTTGCGCAAACTGAGCGAATGACGTGGACGCCTTCCAGCGCGCGTTTGAGGTCGTGATCGGTCACGAGGGCGGATACGTCAACGATCCGCGCGACCCGGGCGGGCTGACGCGCTACGGGATCAGCAAGCGCGCGCATCCGACCGTTGACGTGCGCAACCTCACGCTGGCGCAGGCCAAGCAGATCTACCTGGAGCGATATTGGCTGCCGCTGCACGCCGACGCGATGCCGGAAGCGGTGGCCGTGCAGGTGTTCGACGCTGCGGTGAATCACGGCATCAAGCCGGCCGTGCGCATGATGCAGCGCGCACTCGGCGTGACGGTGGACGGGATCATCGGTCCGCAGACGCTCGCCGCCATGACGACGACGGACGACGCGCGGTTCGTCGCGCGGTTCGCCGCCGAGCGGCTGCTGTACTACACCGACCTCGCCGGCTGGGAGGCGTTCGGTCGCGGCTGGACGCGGCGGGTGGCCAGCAATCTGAGGCGCGCATGATCGACATCCCGACCCGCATCGCCGGCTGGCTGGGGGGCGCTCTGTTTGTGGCCGCCCTGCTGGCCGCGCTCTACCTCACCGGACGCATGCACGGCCGAGACGCCGAGCGCGCCGTCTGGACCGAGCGCCAGATCGTCGCCGAGCGGGCGGCGCGGCAGACGGAGACGGACCTGGCCGCGCTGGCCGCCAAATCCGCCGCGAGGCAGGCCGAGAAGGAGAGGCTGCTACATGACCAAGCCAACCGCCAAACCGCCGCGTGGCGGGCCGCTATGGCTCGCGTGCGCGACATTCGGGTGCCTGCTGCTGTCGGCGTGCAGCTCGACGCCGCCGGCGGCCTGCCCGCAGCTACCTCCGTGGCCGAGCCATCTGGACCCGATCCCGATGCTGCGGCACTCGATGCCCTCGTCAGCCTCGCCGACACCCTCGACACTACGCGCGCCAATTACGCCATCTGCGCGGCCAACATCAGCCGACTGAGCGAAGCGCGAGACTGGTACGAGGCGATCCGGGAGCGGGTCAATGCTCGTTGAGTGGCTGTTCGACCTCTGGGCCTGGTGCGTCGCGCACCTGCTGCTCATCGTGCTCTGACGCCCCGCCGACCGGCCAGATCGACGCAGGCGGCGCGATCGGCGGCCGGGTGGCACCTGCCTACGTCCGGGCGGGCGGGAGGCGCTCAGGCGGGCGATCCTGGCCCATCCCGCAGCCGCTCGGCCGTCTCGGCGATCGTCAGCAGGTCAGCCACGCGGCCCAGCCGGCAGCGGCGACCAGTGCGTGACGCTTACCGGCATCCCGTCCGTGTCGAGCCAGCATTCGTTTTCCTCGCTGACGTAGCCCAGCCACACCGGCTCGGACGTGCCGGTCGTGCAGATAAGGACGGTCGTGTCGTCGTCCGGCAGCCGCTCGGACACCGGCACCCATTCGATTGTTTCGCGCATCATTCCTCCGCTGGCCGGGTGAGGCCCATTGCCTCCGAGTCCGGTCTATCGTGCCCACGGCATCCGCCGCCGGCCGAGTAGTCGAAGTCGTCGCAGGCACCAACTGGTATCAGTTCGTGCCCGCGCGCGAGTTCATCGAACAACTGATCGCGCGCTTCCTCTGGCGTCATCACGCGCCCGTCGTGGTGCTTGAACATGCGGGTGTAATCGCGCGGGAATCGGGCGTTCTTGAGAAAGCCACGCACGTCGAGCGCAACGTGGATAATCTTGCTCATCGCTGCGCCTCCGCTGGCCGGATACCACGGCGTGCGCTTACTCATTGCGCATCCCTCGGGCGACCCTTGCGATCCTGATCTTGTCCACTTCTCCGACCATCGACATGCATATCTCAGCAAGCGATTCGTGGTCGTCTCCTGGCACGGCGAGACACAGCACGCCGTTGAAGTCGTAGTGAACAGTCACCCCCAGGCGGTTCGCAAGGTCAATCGCCTCGCGTGCCGCAACCGTTACGTCGGTTCCCGGCAGGACTTCAACCGTGATGCTCAGATTACTCATTGCTGGCTCCCATTACCGCGTCGATGGCGACATCAAGCCGATCACCGTCGATGAGGTCTTGCTCGTCCAGCGGATAGATGCAGACCATCGGGTCGCACTTGCGCGCCGTGCTGGCCTCATTTCTCAGCCACCGATACCGCTCGGCATCCAACTCGGCCTCCGCAAGCTGCCGGCGCAGTTCGTCGCGCTCGGCCTCAAGTTGCGTGTACCGCTCGTCAAACACCGCTATGTGCTCCCTGCGTCGCTGAACCTCGGCGCGCAAATGCTCGATCTCATCGGCCGCTTCTTGCACATAGTTCATGCCGGTCTGGACATAGAGTCGGCGCAGTCGTTCGATCAGGTCACTCATCTTTGTGTTCCCGCTCGATGAACCCCGCAATGTCGAACATCCGTTCGATTGCTTGCTTGATCGACGGCCATTCGTCGGGGTCTATCCTGACGGCCCCGTTGTCCTGCGACACCTCAAGGTATGGTCCGCCGCCATCGTCAACAATCTCGATCCGCGTGGCGGTTTCGTCGTTGATCGATTTGCCGGCCTGGACGACGATCATTGCAGCGTCCAATAGCCTGTAGTCAGTCATGCTGCCTCCCGAGTGCGCGGATAGCGGCCTGCTCATCTGGAAAGCGGTCCTCTGCCACGATCATGTGCGGGTCGATAGACTCGGCCTGCGGGGCGGCTGGCGCAGGGCGCGAGTCGATGATCG